ATTCTGCATTTCAGTTTTCTCTTCTTCCATGTAAATTAGGTAGGCTAAATTCCAAAATGCTGCAACAAGATGATCCTCGTCTTTATGCCCTCGCATATACTTACTCATATGCCTAAGTGCGCTATCTGCTAGACTACTAGTCGGTATTCCTTGTTCACAATTACGCTCGCCATACTTAATAGCCCCCTGTTCGCAATGTTTAGCCAATCTATCTATAGCAGACCAAGGAAGAAGGTCATATCGACCCTTCCCTTGCTGCATATCTCTTACTGCTCCAGTAGAGAACTCTCTACGATCTCCACTATCTTTTAATGTTTTTCCTTGTTCTTTAGTTCCCTTGACACACTTTGTATAATCTGCGCACAAATCGCAAGGAAAGCCTATCGTGTTTGGATAATTCTTGAAACATTCTCTCACTATTTTCCCTCCTACTTTTTTATTCCTCCCTATAAAAAACTAATTTTAATCAGTTAATTTTTCAACACAATCTGTAAATTTCTTACATTCTTCTGCATACTCTTTTACTTCTTTGCTCCAACGGTTTTTTAAATCACTTTCTATCTTTTCTACACTCCTACGCAAGCATCCTACTTCACCATTTAGAAACTCTCTTTCATCTTCTCCTAATGCACAATACTCCTCTTCCTCATATATGTTGTATGGCTCAACAAGCGCAGGACAATGTTTACAATACATCTTCTCCACCCCTTCTCTCTTTCCCATAAACCAAGTTGTATATATGCGGAAACTCTTGTTTTAGTGCTTCCTTTTTTGCTTCATTTATCCTTACTATTTCTTTAAAATATTCTTCACTGTTGATATCTCTCATAAGTCTCACCCCCCTCAAATAACTATTTTAGTCTCTTTGCTATCTCGTGTATAACTGGCACCGAAACTCCGTTCCCAGCTTGCTTGTATAGTTGTGAATCGCTACATACCTTTGCAGCTTTTTCAAAATCTTCATCTAACCAACCTTGCAATCGCCAACATTCTTTTGGTGTAAGCCTTCTTATTCTCAATCCGTCCATTGTTCCTTGATTGCAGCTTGTAGTTAATGTATTCGCTATACCCTTGCCTACCCTACCTCGTCTTGTTTTACTGTTGGGCTGCTCTAGGTTTATACTGTCCCCCTCTTGAGCAATAGCATATCCTTGCTTTGTAGCTTCTTTAATCATAACCCCATGTCTATCCTGCGCTGTTAACGTAAACATAGGTTCGCCATCTTCTTTAAATCTTCTTTCGTTCTGTCTTTTATTTTCTCTATTTGGTGTTAATACAGGTATTACTATTTTAGGTACATCATTTATATGGCTTTTAGTAGTTGGTGCTGTATATATGCCATCAACTCCATATATACATTGCCCTGTATGTCTATTTGTCCCTTCATACTTGCCTACTGATTTTATGTTGTTGGAATTATTTTCTCCATCTGTTCTTCCGATAGGAAATACTTTTCCTCCACTTCGTCCTCTAAAATGTCCAATAACGAACACTCTCTCTCTGTTTTGTGGCAATCCAAAGTTTTTGGTGTTAAGAACTTGCCACTCTGCATCATACCCAATTTCATCCAGCTCAATGAGAAGTTTAAGGAAGTCTGTTCCTCCATTAACACTAAGTAAGTTTTTAACGTTCTCAATAAATAGGTACTTGGGTCTATCTTCTTCTTTCGTATCTCTAATAAGTCTCGTAACTGTGAAAAACAAACTCGAACGTTCTCCTTTGAATCCGAGTTGCTTTCCTGCAACGGATATGTCCTGGCATGGGAATCCGAAACACCAAACATCTGCCCTAGGTAACTCATTTGCCCTTGCATTTCTAATATCTGTTCCAAACCATTCATCCTCCTTTATATCGTGTATGGCTGCGTAACTCATATTTGCAAATTTATCCCACTCACAATGCCCTAAGCATTTATGCCCAGCCATTTCCATACCTCTTCTAAATCCACCAACCCCACTAAAAAAGTCTAAAAAAGTTAACATTTCCACCACCTCATAAACATTAAATAAATTATTTTATCGCCTTACTTAATTTAGCTATCTCAATAGCTTCTACCAAATCAGCAGTGATTGGTATTCCTAACAACTTTAAAAGTAGTAATCCAAGTCCCATATTCCACCTCAACTATTTTTTGTATTTATTTGTCTTATTTTCTGCACTCTTGTATAATATTTTTATCAGCTATTTGCTGAAATCTTTAAAGAAAGGAGGCTAAATTATGCAATTTCAAGGTGCTTTAATCAAAGAACAAGGTGTTTCTTTCGCTGTTGTTGTAGTTAAACCACATATTATAAACAATAGCCTTGAAGCCAACCGGATGCAGAATTCTTTCAAAGGCGTGTTTGGGAATGTGCCTATTGTTTTGATGGCCCAAAACAGTAGAGGTGTCCCAACATACTATGGAAGAACAGATATTGTAAAATTCTTATCCCGCATCCATATTTCTCAAATACCATGGAAGAAATATACTCTTTCATAAAGTCTATAAACACTCTATTTAGGTGGTTGATAGACTCTTTTACTCATTTGGTTGATAGTATTGGTATGTTTTTTACATACTGATACTATCTTTCCTGTTTCCATCTCTTTTACCTTTTTTGTTGCTATACTACTACATCCAATACACTCACATTTTTTCATTTTCTCACCTCGGATAAATTATTTTATTGATAATATCTCTTCTATTTCATCCATGATTTCGTACTCTAAAACCGTATTAAACCCAACGACTTGCAATTCTCTAAGCTTCTCTTTCACACTGTGGAGGGCAACAAATAACTCCCAAGCTTTCATTCCTTCCACATACTGTTTCAATACATCTTCCTTTTCTGTCCTAGCTTGCTCTATAGAGATTTTTCCTTCTTTAAACTCTCTATAGATGGATCTAGCAGATAAGTAATAAGCCTGCTCTATTGGATTTAAACCGTTTGGCATTTCCTCTACTCCTGAAGCTTTCTTATCTAAGAATTTCAAATCAACCTCGGTATTTTTATTCATTATGCACCCCCTCTGAAATTAATCTTGTAAGGTTTAAAAGCTAATGTAAAATCTATACCTACATATGTCTGCCCTTGCGATTTACGAATCTTCTCATACTTCTTGCCTACCTCTATGCCAAATTTACGGTTAGACATAATGTACTCGTTGTTCTCTTTAGCCCACTCCGTATAAGCCTTATATAGCGCACTAGCTTGGATTTCTGCCCCGGGCTTATTTATGGTGCAACTATCCAAGAATGCCGTTACAACATCCATTTCGTTCCTATATTCTGCTGTTGCCTGCTTAATACTAGATGGTGGTTCAAGACCTTCTTTCTGATACATGAGGAAGCCTTCTACTGCCCATTTTAAGATCCCAGGAGTTTCTTTAAGCAGCTTATATTTTAATTTCTTATCTTGCTTCTCCGGTGGAATCTCTACTGTGAATGGTATCAACCTCATACGGCGCCATATTCCGTTATCTGTGCCCCTGATGATTGGCTTATGGTTAGTTGATAGCCAAATCTTAAACTGTGGCTTAAACTCAAATTCGTTTGCATATAACCTACGCGCTGTAACCCTATCTTCTCCAGTTAATTGCTTGATAAGGCCCTCATTTAATTTAACACCCTCATTAGGCTCTGAACATGTAACGAATCGTGTTCCTACTAACCGAGCGATATCTGAATTTGCTTGCCCTGTGGAAGCTGTAGACTTAATCATTAAAGATTCGGCTTGGATATTCGCCGAATAAGAGCCTGCTATATGAGCAACTGTCTCTACAAATACCCCTTTACCATTCCCACCTGAACCATGAAGAAAGAATGCACATTGTTCTGCGGTGGAGCCAGTCAAACTGTAACCTATAGCTTTTTGAATGTAGTGGATTAACTCCTGGTCCCCATTGAATACAGTATCTAAAAACTCTATCCATAAAGGGCAATCTGTTTTATCTGTGTACTCCGTATAAGAAATTTTGCTGATAAGCTTCTTAGGATCATGCTCCATTAATTCGCCAGTCTGTAAATCTAAAATTCCATTAGGTGTATTTAGCAAATAAATATCTTTATCCATGTCGTTATTTTCGATTGGGGCCATATGCTTAGCTTCTTTGATAAAGTTTTCTTTACCTTTGGAGCTCCTAGCTGCTTTTATGTGTTTCTGAATAGTCTTAAGCATATCGCTATCATCCGGATCACATTCTTTAAATAACTCCCTCTGCATTCTTGTAATAAATCTATCTGCATAGGATTTAACACTATCTACAGTGTCATCACACCACTTTCTACCGTCATATCTAATCCATTGCTTATTTGTGTAATTGTATTTAAGTTCGTTTCCAAATGTGTCCAGGAAGCGCTCTGCGTTACCAGTATCATCTAATGTGTATTTCTTATTTTTGATTTCTTCTTTTGGAGTGCTAGTTTTAATGGTTATAGAGTATTGCTCTTGTGGAGTGTAGAACTCTCTACAGTCTCTTATCGCTTTATTCAATACGATTGCCCCTAATGTAGTTCCTGATTGTCTCCTATCCCATTTCTCTCGCATTAAACCACTACTTCTGTACATTGCATCCATCTTCATAAAATCGCCCTGGAACCAAAATGCTAAGATGTTCGCAAAAGCCATATCTGCTTCTGATTGGCTAGTGTATAAACCTTGCCATGATCCACTGTAAAGCAAATCAAATAGTTGTCCTTGGGAGCTCTCTCTAATTTTATTGATAATCTCATTTTCGCTAAGTTCTAGCTGCCTTGGAGCATTAGGTGATACTTTAGAAGTAGTACCACCTATATATTTTTCATGTAACGGTTTGATTGCAGCTGTGCAATCTTTGATTTCTGTGTATTCTGATGCCGGATTAGCTGTCATAATGAAGAATCTACCTTCTTGATACATTTCTACATTGTTCTTACGTCTGCCACCTGGTGGGAGCTCTCCTTTACAGATAATGTGTATCCCATTACCTGATACGCTATATTCTGCATAGGATTGGAGAGTGTGAATAAACTCACCCACAATGTTATCCATCTCTCCATGTTTAAAAGCTTCTACCTCATGTTCTACTCCATCTATATCTACTCCAAAATACCCATCTGCAAAGAAGAAGCCTAAGCCATTAAAGCCATACTTGCGTAAACCGATTACTGCTTCTTCGTAACTGGACCATGTGTCACGGTTATTACTCATAGCATTCCCACCAGTTTTAGCATTTTTAGGCATCTTCTTCATTTTGTTTGGCTTAACTTCATCCGGTAGGATTTGGTAGCAACACCAGTTATTCAGTTGTTTCAGTTCTTCCGGTATACTATTTGGCTTCATAGCTTAGTTTCCCCCTCTAATTAAAATGGTAAATCGTCATCATCTTCTGCTAGATTTATAAAAGCATCCCTTTGTGGCTGCTTATTTGTATTGTTTTGTGTATTACCTGCTGTGTTACTTGGTGCGCTACCCTTACCATTAAAATCATGGTTGCAATTAGGCTGCTTTGATTTAGCTAGGAAAGATACTCTCTCTCTTGTTTTCCCATTGTACTCGTCGTGTTTAACTGATGCGATAAGTGGTTTCCCTTTTAAGAAATTACCCCACTCTGCGTAGCTGTTGAAAGTAGCACCATTTTGGATTCCAACATTCTTACTGATAGTATCAATCCCTTTAGCGTTGTACTCATGTGTGTCTTTACTCGACCAAATCGTATACCAAAGATGCTTATTTTTATAAGATTGGTCTATGTCATTTCTCACAACAAGCTCTACATTGATGTAAGGTGTCCCAGTGCTCGCTTGTTTTTCCTCAATCCCTTTAACTACTACTTCATAGTCTCCCTCAGGCATAACCCCTTGGTTGTTGCTTTCGTGTGCGTTGTCGTGATTTATTTTAATCATCTATTTATCCCTCCCAATTAATTTAAGTGCATCATCTACGGATCTACATATATCTGCTTTAAATCCGTAAGAGCGCATTAGTGTTAAAAATTTAATTTGGTGATCGCTAGGTCTACCTTTTTCGTTCTTTATTTCCATGAAGGCCACTGTTCCGTCTTTACCGAAGTAAATTAAATCAGATAAGCCTTTAAATCCACACTGTGTGCGTGTGCCATGCTCATTATAAAAATTACCTACATTCTGCCTTACTACTAAACCATACTTAGATAAGGCGCAGCGTATTTCATTCTGTATTAGTGCTTCCGGTTTCATCGTTAATCCTCCCTATGAAAAACATACTGGGTATTTAAAGTTGTCACCCATATGGTGTCTTGGTCTTGAGTTACATACTGGATGGTTGAAGTCCTAAAGTATGCTTCTCTTTCAGGGTATTCAACTACCAGTGGTATACCTGGAACAACATAATCTAAATTTAGTTGGCAACTCCTACCAACCCTATATGCAAACTTGTCACTTCTTTTACCAGTGCTTAAATCTAATATTTCTCCTATTACAAACATCCTCATATTCATCATGCACCCCCAATCTTTACGCTATATTTTCTACTGTTCCAATGGTGGTAAGCGTAACCCATCTTCTTGCCATGGGCTTTGCACCACTCCACACATTCTTGATAGCTATTGCAATCTGCTATATTGCTTTTTGTCTTGGCTATTTCTCTAGCTTGCTGCTTCTCTGCTTCTTTAATTTCTTTTAGCTGTATCTCTTGCATATGCTCTAGTTCCTTGCGTTCTGTAACGTATAGCTGACCACACTGTGGACATTTATCCATGCTATTCGGATAGGTACTAAAACACATCTTACAAGTTCTTACAATCAACTTGCCTTCTTCTGTGTACTCTGACTTAGATTTAACTTTTCCAGTAAGTTGCCACTCTCTGTCATCATCAGGCATACCGTGTCTTAGGTAGTTGCCTACATGGTCTATAATGATAGCCATCTTATTTTCTTTATATCTCATGCATCGCATTGCTTGCTGAATATATAGAGATAAACTCTTAGTAGGCCTTAGAAGAATAACTACGTCACAGTTTGGTACGTCAAATCCTTCACTTATAAGTCCTACGTTGCATAAAATCTTACACTCACCGTTGCGAAACTGACGAATAATATCTGCTCTAATCTCTGCATCTGTGTCACCATCAATATGCCTGGCCGGTATGCCATGGCTACGGAAAATCTTAGCCATTTCTTTTGAGTGATCTACATTTACACAATAACAAATACCTTGCTTGCCATCTGCTAGTTGCCTATAGTACTTGATTACGTCACCGTAAATATTGTTTTTATTTAATAATTCATCTACTTCTCGGATATTAAACTCTCCTGCTACTGAATGAATTTTAGAGAAATCTGCCAAGGTAGGAGCATAATAACGATATGGAGATAAATTGCCTTGCTCTATGAGCCACTTAACGCTAGGGCCCTCTAGCAAAACATCTGCTACTCCTGCCAATCCATCCCCACCCATACGGCAAGGTGTAGCCGTAACAAACACCCTGCGTACTGTGTGGAAGTAATCATAAATCTTTCTATAAGTGTTAGCTTTACAATGATGCCCTTCGTCTGTAATGATTAAGCTAGGAGTAGGTAGCTTATCTAATCGCCTAGAAGCCGTTTGAACCATCATTACCTTGCAATACTTCATGTCTACCCCATAATGCTTAAACGTGTTTTCTATCTGCTCACAAAGTTCTTTTCTATGCACTAAGAAGAGTACTCTTCCCTTCTTATCCGTAACCTTTTTTGCTATGTCTGCTGTGATAATAGATTTTCCACCACCGCAAGGTAATACTAAGCAAGGGGCTAGATAACCATCTTTATATGCTTGCCTACAGTTATCTATTAACTCCTGCTGATAAGGTCTAAGCTGCATTAATAATCGCTTAGCCTTTCAAGCACTTTTACAATATCGTTTTCGATTTCATCTTCCGGGAAGGCCCCCATAGGAGTTTTAGTAGTAGAGTTTTTAGCATGTGTTTCAAATACATACTTTCCATTAACTGCTTTAGCAAGGAGCACCGTTGTGAACTTACTTTCAAGGCAAATCTTATCTATCTTCTTGCCTGATGTTTTAATTCTTGTAAACATGAAACCTGATTCGTCTCGCTCCGTTTGAGAGTGAGCTACAAAGATAATCGTTAAATCCTCTCTATAGGTGTGCGCTTGATCTACTAAATCCCACATACACTGTGCAAGGTCCATCCACTTATCGTAACCTTTCTCTTTAGAGCGTCTCATTTCGTCTCCTACCATGATGCCGTTAATGGTATCCACAACTACATATTTAATCTGTGGAGATTTATCGCTAAGGCCTTGTAGTATTCCCATAATTTTTCTTGCATCGTCTGTCTGTTTGTAATTCTTGTTAGTTGAATTATATTGCTCCCTCCAATTCTTCCAAGAGAGCCCCTTCTTATCGCAATCAATATAAAATGTTTCAGTAGGTGGCAAATTTCTCATTGACGTTGTTTTGCCTGCTCCCGATTCTCCTGCTATACAAATAACTTTTGACATATTGTTACCTCCTATTTAATTTGTAGTTCTTCTTCTTTTGTGATACCTTTAAGCCCCTCTATTTCAAGCATTTCACCTGTGGAAGTATCAAGCACGGTTAAATCCTCTTGTACAACCAAATTCTTTTTAAATTCGGCCCATGTAAAATCTTCTGTAGTCTTGCTTTTAATCAAATCAAGCCTTCCATTTTCTCTAGCCCAATCAAGCAGTTTTGATTTATCATAATCAAAATCTGTAGAAGGTTTCTTAATAATGATGGTTCCATTAAGACCCTCAAACTTCTTCTGTGTTTTAGTTTCTTTTAACTCAACTTGTTCTGCAAGAACCCTAATATCTTTCATAGCGTTGTCAATTTTGGTATCAATACCCATAAGTTTTTCATCTAGCAAATCTTTTAAGTGCTGCACTTTGTTTAAATATATTTGCTCAAGCGTTTGTTTCTCTTTTTCAAGTTCTTTTACATCTTCCACAAGGTTATCTATGATCGTTTTTATTTGTACTTCTTGTTCATTGATTTCTACTGCTACTTTCGCCATTATTCATTACCCCCTAATTGTTTAATTGCTTTTTCTGCTACACTTGCTACGTCTATAGCTTCACTTGCTAACCAATAAGCACTACCTTGTACTTTCTCTAATGCAGTTATTGCATCATGGTGTCTATCTTTTCTTATGCTTAACCAAAACGCATCTAGCATATCTTTAAGCTTAACAAGCTCTTCTTCTGTTTCCTCTACTTCTTCCTT